ACGATGCAGCTCGTACACCAGAGGTATGCCGGACTCCACTCGATCGACCAAGATGTTCAGGAGATCAAATAAGACAGGTTCACGGCGCGTGCCGGCTTTGGCGACTGAGTCAAACCAAGCATTGAAAGCTGCAACGCCGGATTCGGTGAGTTCCACGCTGGTGATGATGGTGTCATTTGCCTCAACCCAGTTGCCATCTGCGTCTTTGGTTACCGGGATCAAAGTAGCAAATTGCTCGTCTACGGTTTTGCCGTCTTCGCCTTCGACGAGTTCCGATTTCCAGTTTTCTTTCGTGTCGACGGATCCGGTGGCGGGATTCATCAGCATGATGGTTTTTTCGTTATTCATGTTTGTCTCCGTTGGTTGAACTACGTTGTGCTGCTATGGAGATAAGTGTAATACAAATAAATACGATTGCAAGCACTTTTTCGTAATACGAATAAACATTCGCAGCGTTATAAGGCAGGATCATTTGTAGGCACCATGCGCCTATTGTCTCGGGTATCGATCGCGGCATGGCTCGGGCCAGGGCGGCGATGAGCTGAATGATCCTTCCTGATAGCGTTACTACCGTGTCTCCTTCACTCTCCCGAGTGGATTCGCCCCGCAGCCGAAAGGTTAGCGGGGTTTTTTATTTGAGGGCCAGCATGACTCCCGTGGATCAGGAATTTTTGCACAAGCCGGAAGCGGGCCAGCATGGTGACTGCATGCGCGCCGTGATTGCCTCATTGCTGGACCTACCTATCTCAGATGTGCCGCATTTTGCTCAGGTCGACGCGGACGGCGGTAAAAATTTCTGGCTCCATTTGGCCGAATTCTGCCGCGCGCATGGATATGCCTTTGCATCATTCAAAGGTGGGTTTGTATGGGCTGAGGATGCCATATACCACGGCATTACCGGCCCGAGTCCGCGAATTCCGGGCGGTTACCATGCAGTGGTTGGGTGCAACGGTCGCATCGTGCACGACCCGCATCCCAGTAAAGCCGGTTTGGCCGGGGATCCGTCAGAGTGGAAATTCGAGTTGCTAGTTCGTTGCCAGCCCTGAGCAATCTCGGCTGGCTTTTTTATTAGGGCTGCCCATGAAGCCACGCATCTACCGTTCGCAGTGCGCAACGTACTGGATAGCGCGGCTCAGCCCATTCCGCTGTATTGGCGCAACACCAAAGGATGCGTACGACAAGGTGATGTTCTGGAAGCGCGATGTCGGGGTCAAGCGATGAGCCTATTCGCCATGTGGCTAATCATCTGGGGCCAGTGGATACCGGAGCGCAAGCCATGACCATCTACCAGACCGCACTATGGATAGCCACCACAGAGGACATCGGACTATGGATGGCAAGCATCACGGCTCTGGTCATTGCTGCGGTGATGGGTATCGCAGGTATTGCAATGAAGGTAACAAGTGAGCCCGAGCCCTACACGCGACATCATTAACCGGCCGCCTACCTTGGCTGAACTGATCAGCCGGCTACCCGGATACCAGGCACGGTGGCAGGCCATCGAGGCGCAACGTGGCAAGACCTAAGCTTCAGACGCTCAAGCCAAGGCTACAGACGCTCAACACATCACGGGTTCAACCAGCCAAGGCAGTAGAGCGCAAGAGAGGCAGCGCAGGCGTACGAGACAGGCACCGCATCAGGGAACGCGACTGCGACCTGTGCCGTAACTGTCAGCACTTCGGCAAGGCCGTAGACCACGACATCCCTCTGTGGGCTGGCGGCTCTGATGAGGACAGCAACAAAGGCGTGCTGTGCGATCCATGCCATTCAGCCAAGACCGACCTTGAGTTGAAGCAGAGGACAGTAGGCGCGTACGACAGAGGCGCAGTGCTAGAGCTGATGGCGAAGCTCAGGCAAGAGCGCAGCTTCTCGTTCCTGTAGTGATGCAGGGCAACAGTTGCACCAAAGCACTGAATGTTTCCATCGAGCATTGAAATAGATGCAGGGGGGGCATCATTTCTTTTGGGCAACGAAGGTCAGGACACCGCCAGTCCTCTCACGCGCAAAAAAATCCCCCCTAGGAAAAAGGAATTCAAATGGCCGGCACCAAAGGAAAGAGCGGCGGCGCCCGTTCGGGTGCTGGTCGCAAGCAGAAAGAAGCAGCAGTAACGGGATATTCGGACCCGATCGACTTCCTGCGGGCAGTCTGGACGGGTGAGGTCGACGCGACGGTCGCCCAAGTCCGTGCAGCAAGCTCTGCGCTGCCATTCATCCATAAGCGATTGGGTGAGGGCGGCAAGAAAGAAGGCGCAGAGGAAAAGCAAAAGGCTGCAGCCTCTGGCCGGTTCGGACGGCGCCAGCCTCCTAAACTGGTGGCTGCTGGTGGTAAAAAGGTTTGAACGTGGAATGGTCGACTGCTTGCCCTGACTGGGAAAAGCGGATTGTTCAGCGCGAAAGCCTGATCGTCTGCCCGCCATTGTTTCCGAGCGTGGCGGAGGAAGCCTGGAGCGTTTGTAGCCAATTCGTGCTGACTGACGTAATTGGTCAACCCCTGCTGGGGGATGCCTCGCTGCCCTGGCTGCGTGAGTTCGTGATGGCTGTATTTGGCGCCGAAGATCCGGAAACGGGGCGCCGGCACATCAACGAATTCATGCTCATGGTGAGCAAGAAGAACGCGAAAAGCACGATCGCCGCGGCAATCATGCTGACGGCGCTCATATTGAACTGGCGCCAATCGGCCGAACTGCTGATTCTCAGTCCTACCAAGGAAATCGCGGACAACAGTTACAAGCCGATCCGGGACTTCATCAAGGCGGACGAGGAATTGTCGGCACTGTTAAAGGTGCAAGACTACTTCCGGACCATTACGCACTTGGAGACCGGTGCGACGCTGAAAGTGGTTGCGGCCGACAGCGACACGGTATCCGGCAAGAAGGCTTCGTTTGTGTTTGTCGACGAGCTGCATGAGTTCGGCAGACAGGCCAAGGCATCCAACATGCTACTGGAAGCCACCGGTGGGCTGGCATCGCGGCCGGAAGGGTTCGTGATCTACGCGACAACCCAATCTGCCGAACCTCCTGCCGGGGTGTTCAAGGCAAAGCTGGACTATGCCCGCAAGGTGCGCGACGGACGAGTCGTCGACAGGAAATTCCTGCCGGTGATCTACGAATTTCCGCGTGCGATGCAGGATAGCAAGGCATACGAAGATTTAAACAATGCCTACATCACGAACCCGAATTGGGGTGCGTCGGTAGACATTGAGCGTATTACCCAGCTCCATGGGCAGGCGAAGGAAAGCGGCGAACAGGAGTTTAAGGAGTTCCTTGCCAAGCACTTGAATGTAGAGATCGGCCTGAATTTGCGCAGCGACCGTTGGGCCGGCGCCGACTTCTGGCAGGCGCAAGCCGAGCCCGGATTGACCCTCGATAGCCTACTTGCACGCTGTGAAGTCGCAGTCGTCGGGATTGACGGCGGCGGATTGGATGACTTGCTTGGCCTAGCTGTCATTGGCCGCGAGAGAGATACCCGCAAGTGGCTGCTGTGGACGCATGCATGGGCACACAAGATCGTGCTGGAGCGCCGCAAGGAAGTGGCGGCACAGTTACTGGACTTCCAGAAGGATGGCGATCTGACCATCGTTGAGCACCCCGGCGACGATGTAATCGCGGTCGCGGATATTTGCTGCCGTGTGCGCGATTCAGGAATTCTCCCCGACGAAAAAGCAATCGGCGTTGATGCGGCGGGGATCGGTGACATCGTGGATGAACTGACGGCTCCGGGACGCGACTTCACGATGGAGCAGATCATCGGCGTCTCGCAGGGCTGGAGACTCGGCAGCGCGATCAAGACAGCAGAACGCAAGGTGGCCGGCGGCGAATTGATCCATGCCGACAGCCGACTGATGAACTGGTGCGTAGGGAATGCCAAGGTGGAGCCCAAGGGCAACGCCATTCTGATTACAAAACAAGCTTCGGGAACCGCGAAGATTGACCCGCTGATGGCGACGTTTAACGCTGTCTCGCTGATGTCGATGAATCCGGAGTCACTGGGGATGCCCACCAATTACGAATTACGAAGCGTATGAGCCAACTGACCTATAACATTTCACTGCTTGCCGGGACCGCGCTGATTGGTATCGGTGTCGGCATGGTGAGCGTGCCGGCGGCACTGGTGACGGTGGGCGGCCTGGTCATTAGCTTGACGCTGTTCGGCGCATTCCTGAGCAGGAAGCGCTAATGTTTTTATCGAATCCGCGAGCCGACAGCGGCGACCGATCTTCCGGCGGCGATTTCTGGTTTGGTCCCGTGCCGTTTCGTGGCGGCACTCATGTGACGACCGACCACGCGATGCAGTTGACAGCGGTCTATGCCTGCATCCGGAACGTCGCGGAAGACACGTCGACTCTGCCGTTCATCGTCAAGAAGGTCGGGAAAGACGGCAAGAAGGCCAAGTTAACGAAGCATTGGTTGTACAAACTTCTTGCCAAGCGCCCCAACAAGTATCAGAACCCAATGGAATTCCGGGAAATGATGCAGGGCCATGTCGAATTGCGCGGGAATGCCTTTGCTGAAATTTTCGACAACAGCAAGGGCGAAGTCACTGATCTGATCCCGATCCACCCGGACCACGTGACGATCGAATTGCTGGAGGCCGGCAACTGGCGTTATGCCGTGAAGGACCAAGACGGCACGATCAGGCGTATCCCCCGCGAGAAAATGTTCCACCTCAAAGGGCTGTCGTCTAACGGGATCGTTGGGTACAACCCGATTCAGATTGCCCGAGGCGCTGTGGCGACCGGACTTGCTGCGCAAGAGTATGGCCATCGCTTCTTCGAGAACGATGCGCGCCCAGGAGGCTGGATCGAGCATCCCAAGGCGTTTGCGAGCGAAGAGCAGGCCATCAAATGGAAAGATCGGTGGCAGCAAATATTCTCTGGTCGCGGCCGACATTCGACTGCGGTGCTTGAATATGGCATGAAGTACCACGAGTTGAGCGTCAGCAATGATGATGCTCAGTTCATCGAAACGAAAAAATATAGCCGCTCCGAAATCGCCAGCATGTGGCGCATGCCGCCGCACATGATCGGCGACCTGGAGCGCAGCACGAACAACAATATCGAACATCAGTCGCTCGAATACGTGGTGTATTCCATTCGTCCCCGCTGCATCCGCTGGGAGGAGGCAATTAAGTTCTCTTTCCTTGATCCGGACGACGACACGATCGAAATCGAGTTCTCCGTTCTCGCTTTGCTCCGTGGCGATTCCAAGTCCCGCGCCGAGTACATCAACAAGATGGTGCAGGGCGGAGTGATGACCCGCAACGAAGGCCGGGAGATGGAGGGTTGGAACCCGATCGACGGCCTGGACGAGCCGCTACGCCCGCTCAACATGGTTGAAGAGAACGAAGCCGAAGACTCGCAAAGCGATCCGGCCACGCCCTCAAAGCAGGACAAGACAGGTGAAGAAAATGCGCGATTTGGCGCACTCGCGGCAGCTGCCGCCCAGCGCGTGGCCCGTAAGGAGACGCAGATGCTTTTGTCCGCGCTAAAAGCGGAGAACTGGCCGTCCGCTGTTGAGGATGCCATGAGCAAGCACGTGCCGTTCGTGGCTGCGGCGCTTGGGGTGACGGAAAAAGTGGCAAATGCATATATTGCCGCACGCGGAACTGACGCGATAAGACAGGGCCATGAAGAGGAAGACATCTATGCGGCCGCATGTACTCGGCTTACCAAACTTGCACTAGAAGGAGTTATATGAGAAGGCAACTTTTGCTTGCTGAATTCGCGAGGACGCCATGGGCTTTGATGCCGGAATATATGACTATGTTCTCGACGGTTCTGCATCGCTGGGCCGCTGGTGAATCTGCATCACCTGAAGTCATGGCGGAAATCGAGGCCGCACAGGCCGCACGCGCCGCTAGACGGCAGGCGGCTGCGAACGTCGGCGGCGGCATTGCCGTATTGCCCTTGTATGGCGTCATGACGCAGCGCGCGTCGATGGTGGACGGTATTTCAGGGTCGGGCGGAACCAGCACCCAACGCTTCACGACCGCCTTTCGCGAAGCGATGAAGGATGATTCTGTTGGTGGGATCATTATTGACATTGATTCCCCCGGCGGGTCTGTCTTTGGGACCGGCGAAATGGCGGAAGAAATCAGGTTCGCGCGAGGTAAAAAGCCTGTGTTCGGCTTTATTAACAGCCTATGCGGGTCAGCCGCATATTGGACGGGCGCGCAATGCTCCGAGCTGTATATCACGCAGGGCGGGCAAGCAGGATCGATCGGCGTCTATATGCAGCACTTGGATATGAGTGCCGCAATGGAAATGAAGGGAGTCAAATCTGAATTTATCAGCGCTGGAAAGTACAAAACCGAAGGCAATTCGAACGGCCCGCTATCGGATGAGGCTCGCGCATTCCTACAAAGCCAAATCGACAGCTATTACCACGCATTTACAAGCGCCGTCGCCAAGGGACGCGACGTTCCGATCGCGTCTGTGCGCGGCGGTATGGGCCAGGGGCGATGCCTGCTCGCGGCCGATGCTACCGCTGAAAAAATGGTGGATGGGGTTGACTCCTTCGACGGCGTAGTTGACCGCATGACAAGGGCTATCCGCGGCGCGGATGGAGCCAAAGCCAGCATCGTGGTTCCTGAAATTGCAGCGGTGGAGACGGCGTCGACAGAAGCAGATGCAGCAGGAGTGGAAACTCAGTCTGTTGATCCCGCAGAAGCGCAAGCGAAGGACGCCGCAATTCGTGCCGCCGCCCGCCGGCGCGCAATGGAGATCGCAAGCCTGTAACTGGAATCAGGGCCGCACAAGCCCGCCCACTGTTGCTCCTAAGAGTCGTCAGTGATTCGGCCCAACGGCCGGAATGTGCAAACCCGTAGCAGATACAGCCGCCCCGAGCGGCTTTTTTTACGTCTATCCACTTAGGAGCACTACATGAACACCCTCGTTTTGAAACAAAAGAAAGCAGCTGCCATCGCTGCTGCCCAAGCACTGAACGCCAAGGCTGAAGGCGAAAGCCGTGACCTGAACGCTGAGGAACTGACGCAGTACGAAGCACACATGACCGAAGCCAAATCCTACGATGCTCGCATCGCACGCGCAGAAGAACTGGCCGCTGCCGATGTTGCTGCAGCCGTCAGTGCCGCTCCCGGCGCAACCATCAAGGTCGAAGAGAACATCGAGAAGGATCCAAAGCGTGGATTCGCATCGGTCGGTGAATTCATGAAGTCGGTTCACGGCGCCTCCGTTGCGCAGCAGTCCGGCGGCGCGGTCGACAAACGCCTCGTCATCGGCGCTGCCGCACCATCGACCTACATGAACGAAGGATCGGGCCAAGACGGCGGTTACTCGATCCCCCCTGCGTTCAGCACTGAAATTTTCTCGCTGTCGCTCGGTCAACAGGCGCTTTTGCCCTACACCGATGAAGTGACTGTTACGGGGAACACGATGGGCTTCCCGAAAGACGAAACCACCCCATGGGGCACCAACGGTATTCGCGCTTACTGGCAGGGTGAAGCCAGCTCCGGCACTGGCACGAAGGGCGTTCTAAATACAACGGATTTGCGCCTGAAAAAGCTGATGGCGCTCGTTCCGGTCACTGAAGAGCTGCTTTCGGACTCCAATGCCCTCGCGTCCTACTTGCCGAAGAAAATCGGCGCCTCCATCCAGTGGAAGACCAACGAAGCAATCCTGTTCGGCAAGGGCAACGGCCAGCCGTTCGGCGCTTTGTCGGGCGCTGCTGCAGTGACGGTTGCGAAAGAAACCGGGCAGGCTGCCGCATCGCTGGTAGCTGCCAATCTGGCCAAGATGATTGCTCGTCTGCCGGAAGGTTCTTTCCCCCGTTCGGTCTGGATCATCAACAACGACGTGTTGCCGGCTCTCTTCACTCTGACCCTGGGTAACTACCCGATCTACCTGCCGTCCGGATCTCCGGTCGGTGGCATTCAGGGCAGTCCGTACGGCACGCTGCTTGGTCGTCCGATCCTGGTGTCGCAACACGCTGAGACAGTTGGCTCCGAAGGCGACGTGATCCTGGTTGACCTGAACTACTACCAGACCATCACCAAGGCGGGCGGCATGCAGACAGCCACTTCCATGCATTTGTACTTCGATGCAGACATGACGGCGTTCCGTACCACGTTCCGTATCGATGGCCAGAGCAAGCTGTCTGCCGCGATCGATCCAGCGAAAGGCACAACCAAGCTGTCGCCCTTCGTCAAGCTCGGCGCCCGCGCTTAATCCGAGTCACTGACAGCGCCGGCGGCTCACGCTGCTGGCCTTTCTCATTCGCCTATTTAGGAGCAACACAATGAACTCTAACGTCAAAATCTCCGAGCAGATGGCAATTCTTGCCGCGCTCAACCCGGCCAGCGTGGCAGCCAGCACTGTCGTGACTACATGGGTCGCCGCAGCGAACTTCCACAGCATCGCCGCTCTTCTGCAAACCGGTGCTCTCGGCACATCAGCCACGGTCGACGCCAAGCTTCGTCAGGCAACTGACGCATCGGGCACTGGCGCTAAGGACATCGCCGGCAAGTCGATCACGCAACTGGTGAAAGCTACCGACGACAACAAGCAGGCAATCATCGAGTGCCGCGCTGACGATCTCGACATCAACAACGGATTTACGCACGTTGCTCTGTCGGTCACGGTCGGCACCGCTGCTTCGCTGCTGAGCGCCATGGTCGTGGGCGGCAACGCTCGCTATCAGCCGGCTTCGAGTCTCGACGCAACATCCGTCGCACAGATCGTTTAATCGCGGACGCCCCAAGTTTCGGCTTGGGGTGAGTTGCACAAAACAAATCCCGCCAAGTGCGAAAGGGTAAATAACCATGGCAATCACGTCATCTGACATCGTCTACCGCTTGTCTGGCGGCGCGTCCAATGCGGTGCAATCGGCTTCCCTGGGTGGAGCCAAGTCAAGCAATGCCGCATCGGCGTCGATTTTCGATGATGTGTCATCGGCGGAATCGTCGGCAGGAGATACAGAGTATCGCTGCATCTATATCCATAACGCACACGCCACCCTGACGCTGGAAAACGCGGTCGCCCATATCCCGAGCAACACGCCTAGCACTTCGACGGTAGTGGAGATCGGCCTCGGTACATCGGCACTCAACGCAACGGAACAGACCGTAGCCGATGAAAATACCGCGCCCTCGGGCGTGACGTTCGCGGCAGCCGCAACCCTGGGAGCAGGCGTATCGATCGGCAGTATCCCGGCAGGCCAGCACCGGGCGGTGTGGTTGCGCAGGACGGTATCAGCGAGCGCGGCAGCGGCGAACGACACGTTCACCCTGCGCGTAACCGGCGACACGGCCGCTTAATCACCACGCCCATTCGGCGACTGCGTCATCGAATCCTTCCTGCCATTCCTGATGCTCGACGGTACCCGGTGGATAACAGTTTTCACGATTGCCGAAGTAGTCGCGGTAGGCGTCATAGCCCTGCTGGTAGGGCGACTTTGGAATGTCCACTCAAGCTCCCATTAATGGATTGAATAGCAATATTTCCTTCGACACATGACGATCTTACACCAGAACAATTTCAACGCGGAAACCACGGGCGCGCTGCCGACCGGCTGGACGGCGAAGGTCGGCACCTGGGCGGTGCAGGCGGCGGGTGGTGAAAGTGGCTCAAAGTCGTTCGGCTGCTCGCCGAGCGTAGACGGCAATGCGGTTCTGTACACCGGAGCGACGGCACGCACGGACATGCAGGTGCAGACTGATAACGTCATGCTCGACAGCGCGACCTATAACAGTCGCCTGCCGTTCGTGTCGCATATCCTGCGATCCGATGCGGCGTATGCGAACTGCTATCTGTGCATTCTGCAAGACGCCACAGGTACGGATACACAGTTCTCGGCGGCGATTTATAAGAAGGTGGGCGGCTCCTTATCGGCCGTGACAGTAACCGCAGGCTCTGCGTTACCTTCTATTCCCGTTGCAGGCGACGTCTATCACTTCAAGTCGAAGATTGTCGGCAGCGCGATCAGTCTCTATGTCTGGAAGAACAGCGACACCGAGCCGACGACACCGACTTTCACGGCGACAGATGCCAGTGTCACGGCAGCAGGTTATGCCGGTCTCTATAACTCGACACTGTCAACAACGGCGCCGGTTACCGCTGACAACTTCGTTCTCGATGACACAGCATCGGCTGCCGCTGCCTTCACTCTGACCGGCGCAACCGCCGTCGATGGTTTCACCTTCCAACGCAGCGGCACCACGGCCACCGCCAGCTTCGCCGGAACGTACACAGGCGCCCCGACAAGCATTCAGGCGCGGCTTGTCAATGCCGGAACAAGTACAGCCGTCACAGGATTTGATTGGTCGACGAAGGTTGCCAGCCCAACCGGAAACGCATTCAGTTTCAGTTTCGCTAGTGTGCCGCAGGGCGGTTTCTATCAGCTCCAGCTGCGCGATTCGGCCGATACCGGGACAGTTACCACACCATCGAACGTCTTTGGCGTCGGCAAGCGCGTTATTCCGATCGGTCAATCGAATATCGAAACACTGTCGATGTACGGTACTGGCACACCGAACGCGAAGTTGCGTGTTTATGACCGTTGGAGAAATCCAGGCGCTTGGTCAACGACGACCACCGGGGCAGGGGCGATCGCACTCGGGAACAAGCTGATAACGGATGCCGGAGATGACGTCCCTGTGGCGTTGATCCAATTTGCCGTCTCCGGTGCGGGGTTGCATGCAGGATCAGGCATTGCGACAACGACCTCCGGTGGCGTGGCGCGCGACTGGCTGGACCTGACCGCAGCGCCGGGCCGTCCTTGGTATGACTTTGTCACAGCAATGAACCTGATCGGCCCCTCGGCTGAAATTGTAATCTTCGGCCAGGGCGAATCTGACGCAATGACAGCGGTTAGCCCTTCGACTTACGGCACGGATCTGACTACGCTGATCGGCCGCATTCGGACATTGCTCGGTGCTGACACAAAGATCGTTCTGCCGCTGCTCGGGCAGACCAACGACGCCACTTCGACGGATGCCAATTGGGAGTTGGTGAGGCAAGCGCAAATCGCTGTGGCGAGCTCGGTTGCCAACGTCTACCTCGTGTCGAAGCACGACCTCGTGTGCGACGCCGGTTCGCCGGACATGTCGCAAGCTTCGTTGCTGACATGGGGTACGCGGCTTGCACAGAAAATCGGCGACTTGCTCGGGTACGTCACGTACAGCAATGGCCCAAGTATCGCCTCGGTGACGCCGGTGTCGTCGACTGTCTATGACATCAACCTGACGCATGATGGCGGCACCGACATTACGCCGACTGCGCCGACCCAGATTGCTGACATTCGGATAAAAGACGGTTCGACGGTAGTCACGCCGACCGACATCGTGCGGCAGAGCGCGACGAAGATTCGCTTCACGCTGGCTTCGCCGCCCTCCGGCACACTTACCGTGCAATCGGCTTACGGCAAGGTGCCGGCAAGCGCGAACGTCGCGAAAGACAATACGGCTCTGGCCCTGCCGCTGATGGCGTCCGCTCCGGTCACTGCTACAGCACTGGCCACTACTGTTTCCTTCGCCGTCGTGGATGAAGACGGCGTAACGATTGCCGACGTGAGCGGGCTGGATTATGCGTTCTTCGACCAATCGCGCATCAGTCAATTGCAGGCGCCTGTAAAAACAGGAACCAATCTGTCCATTACAGGGGGGGCAGGGTCGATCAACATTGGCGGCGTGACGACGCTTGCACCGGGGCAAACCGGGTATATCCAATGGGGTGACGCGGCAGGCATCAAGAGCGGCGGCGGTCCTGTCACGGTGTCTTAAATGGCCTACGTCTATAGCGACAACAAGATCGGCAGCAGCTTTGTCTATGCCGATAACCAGGCTGCGCAGTCGGTCTCGTCCGACCTGTCAGCAAGCTATGCAATTACAGGCCGTGTCAATGGCGATCTGAGTGCCTCGTATGCATTGAAGAATGCAGTCAGTGCGGACCTGTCGGCATCGTATGCGGTCGCCAGCGCCCTGTCGCAGGTCAGTTCGGACCTGAACGCCAGCTACACGATCAACAGCGCACTGACGACGATTTCAAGCGATCTGGCTGCGAGTTACGCAGTCAAGTCACTGGTCAATAGCAGCCTGGCAGCAGCGTACGCAATCAATGCGCGGGTGCAGGCCGATCTCACCGCGCTGTATGCGATTGCCGAACCGAGAACGGTGGTCACTGCTGATCTGGCGTGCGCGTATGCGATGACGGGGCGGGTGAGCGCCGATCTGGCGGCTAGCTATGCGATCGATTCGATCACGACGTACGCCCGCGCACCATCCGGCAACGGCTATCGTCCGCAGCGCGGCAATGTGAGCACCAGGCCAGCGAATATACAGAGGAATTACAGATGACCACCCGACTGATTGCAGGGCCGCAGGCGCTGGCGGTAGATCTCGACGCGGCAAAGGCTGCGCTGAAGATCGACGGCACCGACCAGGATGCACTGATCACGGCGTATATCGAGGGCATCACCGCCCACGCGGAGCATTACACGGGACGGGCATTCATCACGCAAACATGGCAAGTCACGCTGGATCGCTTTCCGACAGATGGCCGGGGCGGAGATGGCGCGATTTACTTGTATAACGCTCCACTTGCTGCGGTCTCTCATGTCAAGTATTACGACGAGGGCAACGTTCAGCAGACGCTTGATCCGCAGGATTACAACGTCGATGACGTGAGCGAACCAGGCTGCATCGTGCCGGCGCCGGATGCGGCTTGGCCGAGTACATACAGCAAGGTGAATGCGGTCGAAGTGCAATACACATGCGGCTACGGTGCTTCGCATGCCGATGTGCCAAAGGCAATCAAGCTGTACATCATCGCCAAGTTGATCGAACAATTTGATCCTGCGACCTCGGGCGCGGCGCTTACGGTCGGCAAGCCATACACGGTTTCTTACATCGAAAGTCTGCTTGATCGTCACAAAATCTGGAGCCTGTAATGACGGCGCTCTCCCTGCAACTCAATCAGAAGATTCGGATTGAACAAAAGTCCGTCACGCGCAATGCGATCGGCGAAGAAGTCGTGTCCTGGACGCTGCTTTGTGAGCCGTGGGCTGCTGCCGATCCCATTCGTGGCCGGGAGTTTTTCGCAGCGGGCGGGATGCAAAGCGAATCGATGACCAGATTTGTCATCCGCTACCGCAGCGACATTATCGAAACCATGCGCGTCGTATGGCGTTCGGAACATTACAACATCAATAGCGTGATCGACCCGAAAGGCAGTCGTCGCACGCTGGAGCTGATGACCACCAAGGGGCTGCGCGACGAATGAGTATCCAAGCTGACATTTACACCGCGCTCTCTGCGCTGGCGTCTGGTCGCGTCTATCCGCAGGCCGCGCCTGCCGAGTGTGAGATGCCGTTCATCGTGTGGCGGCGCGTCTCCAGTGATCCGACTGTGACGATTCACGGCCAATTGCTGACAACACGATCAATCTTCGTCTTCGAGTGCTGGTCCGATACCTATCTGGCCGCCATCAATCTGGCCGATCAGGTCAGGGATGCAATCGCAGCAAGCGCACTGGAATCCTTTCTGGAGCAGAACCCCGGAGATGAATACGAGCCGCAAATCGATGCGTTCATGGAACCCGTAACGATCGGATTCTGGCACTGAATTTTTAGCCCGCCTTGCGCGGTTTTTACTTGTGCAATGCCCGCCTAGCGCGGGCTTTTTCTTTTAAGGAAGCAACATGGCAAACGTTACCAAATGGTCCAACGTGGCGATCTCGATGCAAAGCGAGATCGCCACTGCTGTCAACATCACGGCAATCACCAAGGCGTCGCAAGGCGTGGTCACTGCAACCAACACCTACGCGAATGGCGATTATGTACTCCTGACCATTCAGGGTATGCGCCAACTGAATAACAAGGTTGCTCGCGTGTCGGCAGTATCCGGCACCGGTTTCACGCTGGAGGGTATTGATACTACGGAGTTCGATACCTTCTCGACCGGCACCGCAAAAAAGATCACGTTCGGTACGACTCTCGGCACCGTTTTGGGTCTGACGTCGAGTGGCGGCGATTTCGACTTTATCGACACCACGACGATTCACGACAACCAGCGGACGCAGATTCCCGGCCTTCCGTCCCCGCTTACCTACACGCTGGACAACATCTGGGATGTGTCTGACGCGGGATTGGTTGCGATGAAAGCCGCATCGGACGCACAGTCGCAGCGTGCATTCCTGATCACATTCGCGAATGCGACGAAGGCAGTGTTCAGCGGCTACGTCGGAGCGTCCCTTGCTCCTGGCGGCAGCGCACAGGACAAGGTGACCACGCCGGCGACGATCACCGCGCACGGTTCCCCGACGTACTACACGAGCTAATTCATGAGCACACTGATTGAACGAATCAGGCGCGCACGGGAAACGACCGTTGAGGCTTCCGGCTTCAAGTTCACCGTGCGCCGGCCAACCGATCTTGAGATGCACGAGATGCAGGGCGGCATCCCAATGGGGGAAGTGCTTAAGCGTTTTGTCACAGGATGGGATGGAGTCACGGAACTGGATCTCGCTCCCGGTGGAACGGGTACGCCGGTTGTATTCGATACCGCCTTGTTCGCAGAGTGGATCGCAGATCGCCCTGATTTGTGGGCTCCACTGACCCAAGGCGTCCTCGCGGCATGGAATGCCCATCAAGCTGCACTGGAAGAGTCTGCAAAAAACTAACCGCCTGGTTGGAGAGCTTGTCCCTGCCTCTACCACCAGGCGCACCACCAGGGAACGCAGGGTTCGCGCTAAAAGCTTGGAATCTCATGGGGTCCACGATCGATTGGGCGGCGCTGCCAACCATCGTGGAAATCCTCGGCGTCAATGATGTTGAAACGTTCATTTTGCAGCTGACATTGATAAGGGACCGCCAGTGAGTGATGAGGTAATCAAGGTCACCGGACT